CTTTCCTTGAAGAATCACTTCACGAAAGAAAAAATATGATTATCACAAATACTGTGGTAAGAGCCGTGCTACCGTAAAGTCTTTCTATAAAAGGAAAGATAGATTCTGGTTTGAAAAATTAGCACGAAACAAATCTGATCGAGAAGTTGTTGAGTTCTTCGTCTCCAATTTTGTTACTTGCACTGACCCAGGTAAACTATGGATTGGAGAAATGATCAGAGAAGGTGAAGGCCGATACACCTCATGGAAAAGAAGAACACAATCCCTCTCTTATGTTTTCAAACAAGAGATGGAATCCGTGCTTGCAGATCTGGATATTAACTCTGCATTTGCAAGTACAAACGGACACTCACCAATGCTCAAGGGATACCTCAGTGGAGATATTTCCCTTGAGACAATGGTAATCTGTGATAAGATACTTGGTTATCGAACTGATTATGATAAAAAATTGACGGACCCAGTGTGGGAAACCGTCAGTATGAGAATGAAAAAAATATTCACCATTCCTAAATATTGAGTAGTACTCGTTACAAGAACATTTTGAGAGAAGTAGTGATTGGAGCCAAATGAGTTTTTTTGATTCTGAAATTGTTAGAGCAGAGATGGCTGAAATCTCTGAACTCCAAGAGGAAGTGTATTCTAGTGTAATGCAATTTGCATACATGAATAACAATGACAAGTTACATCATGTTCATCTTCTTGAGAAACTTCTCAACAAACAAAAAGTTCTTTTCACGAGACTCTCTTTGTCGGATGATCCTGAAGCAAAGCAGATGAAGCAAAACATTGTGGACTCTGCCAAGATGATGGGTCTTCCACCTGATGTAGACGATCACAACGGTGTTTGATCAGATGAACAAAATGCTAGAGATCATGAAAGCACAGATTGACACACAGCAGTCTGAGCAGTAGAATAACAAGGTACACACAAGCCAAATCCAAACTAATCCGAGGTAATCCTATGTCTTTCGCAGACCTTAAAAAGCAGTCTTCTCTTGGTTCACTGACCCAGAAGCTAGTCAAAGAAGTAGAGAAGCAAAGTAATACTGGTGGCGGTGGTGACGACCGTCTCTGGAAACCTGAAATGGACAAGACTGGCAACGGTTATGCAGTCATCCGTTTCCTGCCCGCACCTAATGGAGAAGATCTCCCTTGGGTCAAGATGTACTCCCATGCCTTCCAAGGTCCTGGTGGTTGGTACATTGAAAACTCCCTGACCACTATTGGTGACAAGGATCCTGTTTCTGAGTACAATCGTGAACTCTGGAACAGTGGTATTGAGTCTGACAAAGACACTGTTCGTAAGCAGAAGCGTAAACTGTCTTACTATGCCAACATCTATGTTGTGCAGGATAAAGCAAATCCTCAGAACGAAGGTAAAGTCTTCCTGTACAAGTTCGGTAAGAAGATCTTTGATAAGATCATGGAAGCAATGCAACCTGAGTTTGAGGATGAGACTCCCATCAATCCCTTTGACTTCTGGCAGGGTGCTAACTTCAAACTGAAGATCAAGAAGGTTGCAGGTTACTGGAACTATGACAACTCAGAATTCGCACAACACAGGGCCACTCCTTGAAGATGACGATGCTCTTGAAGCACTATGGAAGAAACAGTATTCACTGACTGCACTGACTGCTGCTGACCAGTTCAAGACTTATGAGCAACTAGAGAAGCGTATGAACGATGTTCTGAAACTCTCTTCTCCAGCACAAGCAGTCCGTAATGAGGAACAGGCATTTGAACAATTCAAAGCACCTGCTCCTACACAAGAAACTGATGTGATGGCAGAACTAGAGGACTCTTATCGCAAGAGTAAGCAGTCTGAAGACTTCAACTCCTCAGACATCACACCTAAGAAGGATGACGATGATCCTATGAGTTTCTTTGAGGAACTCGTTAACGGTTAAGAGAATAATTTAATATTATCGCCTTGTTTGAGGGTGGGGGACACGTACTGTTCTCCGCCCTCTTTATATTGCATGATCTTTTCGATATCATTTGTGAGTACGTTTAGATACTCTGGTTTTAATACAAAGATATTTCTTTTCGCTTCTTCCTTTCTGATTGCATCAATATAATTTGAAATTGCTTCAGATGCATTTGACACCGTTATGTTTTGCTGAGTTGATCTCTCATAGTAAGTGAAAGAATACATTTGCTCAGTTCTCAATCCTTTTCTGAGAACAACACGACCAGAATCATCTTTTATTTCAATAGTTTCATAGTGATGAATTTCTTGGAGATTCTCTTCACTTCCATAAATGTCAATAAGATAATTGTAGAGTGAGTCATTTGATAACGGCCACTCGTCTCTCACATTAATAATATTGTTTGCTAGTAGAATAACCCAATCAAACTCTTCAGTATCATATAACTTTAATGATACTTCATCTGGACTCTCTTCTCCGACAATAGAATACTTGTTGAAGAATGTTAAGTTGACAAATACATCAGATCTGAGTTCTCCTCTTTTGAATTAGATTCTTAACTCTGGTATATTCTGATGATAGGTTTGAATCCAGATTAACATAGTTAAAATCTGGTACGTTCCTGAAGTAAGTTTTGATTGCCATTTTAGTAACCTATAATCGTTTCGTCATTAAGTCTCTCATAATCATCTGCATATATTGGATCAAGTTCTTGAAATACCATTGTTATAGTATATTTAACCATTGAACCACCATCTTTACCTCCCTCATAGGTCATGTAAGATCCTTCTGGAGTATAATCAGTTTGTAAGTCTTTCAAAGCACAAGGTCCTTTTACTCGTCCAATGTATGGGTGATCGTCTCCACCTTTGTATAAGTATCTAATTCGAAATACGTATGGATCTTTTAGGAATGACAATCCTTTTGTTCTTTGGATTGCCATTGCTTCCTTAAATGTACGAATAATTTTTCTAACTTCTACTGCTTCCTCTTCATCTCTAGGAGTGAATTGAAATTGGTAATTAAATGATCTAGTTCTTGGACCTTCGAATAGGGTTTCTAAGTTTGGATTTAGAACACTACCAGTAAGTCTACTTAATAAATTATTCGCTTGTGCTGCTTTTCCTGCAAAATATTTTTCAAGAGCACTTTTAATTGTTCCACTGTCAGGTTTTGTCCTATCTACTAATCGTCCTGCTGCATCTTGTGCTCCCCCAAACCCATTTTCAATAAACCCTAAAGATAAACTTGCAATACCTAGTTGAACCAGGTTGATTCCGGTATCTGTCCAGTTTACTCCGTTGGTGTCTGTTACTGGTGGTTGAATTGCTAAACTGATTGATCCTATTGCATCTTCCTTTTATTCTTTGTTTTGCTCCAGTGAATAATGTTGTTGGAGCACCAGCATCTTGAGTTTGACCACCAGATGTTGTTTTTGATTTTGAAAGAGTTTGGTATTTTACAATTTCAAATCTGATAATATCTTGAACATTCAATGGTATTTGTTTTGGATATGTCAGACTTTCAAAGTCTTTTCTAACACCAAAGGTTTCTTTCTCTGGTTCTACTGTGGGTTTTGAACTATCTTCATTTTCATCTTCAGACCCTACAACTTCTACTGGGGGGACCCCTGGAACACCAATGACACTTTTTCTGTCTTCAGGTGGAAGTTCCATTACATCATGTCCAACCAATCCAATCAACCTGCCTCCATTAGTGAGTCCGGGAGCAAAATTATCTTCTACTAGTTGATCCCATGTAGGGTCAACTGCTGCTTTGGTGGGAATCGTTTGCCCACTTTGACCTACTGCATACCACTTTCCACCTCCACCTCTAGTTGGAGTCCATACTGCAAGTTCTAGTCCTTGGAGGGATGTGGTTGTTTGCCCAGATAAGTTTCTACCATCGTCTCGGTATACTGTTACAGCACCAGTCTTATTGTTTACACTATAAAGTACTTTGACGTTCTTATCCTGAGCCGCAACAGTCTTTTTTTGTGCGTTTCTTCCTATAGTTGTTGTATAGTTATATACTAAGTGTGTTTTCTCTAAAACAACCAGATCCCCAGTAGCAGACATTATGACTTGGTGCTTTGTTAGTAAAGATATTTATAACCCCAACTCATATTCCGTTATTATCTTAAAGTTCATCATATGATCTGCACACCATTCTTTCGCTGCTTTCCATTTTGCCACGTTCTTGGCATAGGTTAGAGTCTCATTAATCAGAGTCTTCTTTCTTTTCTTTGGTGTTTCTACTGGTGGTACAGTTTGTCTTTTTTGGTTTTACTTCTACCACATACTTTTTTGACACTACCATCATTCTCATGGACTTTAATTATAAAGTCTGGAAAATATCTTCTTACTTTTCTGGATGTTGGATCATAGTATGGGATGAAAAATTCCTCACTACCCCATTCTAGTATTGCGGGATTCCTATCGCAATACTGCATGAACTTAACTTCCCAAGAACTTCTGTATATAATGTTATTATAATCGCCCTTATACTTGTCAGGATTCCTTGGATGAAACCTTCCCTGATGATACTTACTATTTTCTCGCATACATAATATATACACCAGACTATTTAGAAATGGCACAAAGCTCCGGCAATATCAAAAATTGGAGTTAGTAAATTAAAAAGTAACGTTACTCAAACCAGCATTAACGTCAAATTATATTTGTGAGTTTACGTCTCCTTCAAGCGTAGAATCCCTTACCGGATTTGTTAAACCATCGAATGAATTAATTACACTATCATGTTCTGATGCTTCCTTGCCAGGATCTTCAGTTGCTACTATGGACATTACAAATGACTACCATGGTGTAACTGAGAAGCATGGATATAGGAGAATGTATGATGATAGAGCGGACTTCCAGTTTTATGTAGATTCAGACTACAAAATGATTGGATACTTTGAAAGTTGGATTGCATATATTACTGGAGATAATGAAAGAAGATCTAGATCAACCTATACTTATAGAGTGCAATATCCAAAGGACTATAGAACAAACTTTTTGATTACTAAGTTTGAAAGAAATCTTGAAGGTAAGTATTTGAGATATGAGTTTATTGATGCATTCCCATCAAGCATTAACTCAATGCCAATTTCTTATGATGCATCTCAACTATTGAAAGTCTCAGTATCATTGTCCTATAGTAGATATGTGGTGAGTAGTGGAGTATATAACTCCAAGTATACTCCAGCAAGATTTGATGGTGCGGACAATGCCACTGATCTCTTTATAGAGAATAATGATAACCTACCACAACTTGGAGATCCAGTAAATAGAAGTCGTCTATCATAAGGAATCCAATTTAACCATCTAAATAACTTCATCTGAATTGTAATTTTTTAAAATGCCTTTACCCAAGATTGCGACTCCAATCTATGAATTGGAATTGCCTTCAACTGAACAGACTATTAAGTATAGACCATTTTTGGTAAAAGAAGAAAAACTTCTAGTGATTGCATTAGAATCTGATGATCAGAAACAAATTACTAATGCTATCAAATCAGTAATCAAAAACTGCATCATTACTAGAGGTGTTAAGATTGATTCTTTGCCTACTTTTGATATTGAATACTTGTTCTTGAACATTCGTGGTAAATCTGTTGGTGAAGAAGTAGAACTTCAAATCATCTGTCCTGATGATGAAGAAACTTCAGTACCAGTGAAGATTAATATTGATGAGATTAAAGTTCATAAGAGCGAAGATCACACCAATCTAATCAAACTTGATGATAACCTAATGATGGAAATGAAGTATCCATCATTGGAACAATTTGTTAAGAATAACTTTGATGCTGAAGAAGAGAATTTGATGGAGCAATCCTTCAAACTAATTACTTCTTGTATTGATAAGATCTTTAGTGATGAAGAAGTTTGGACAGCATCTGATTGTACCAAGAAAGAAATGAATGATTTCTTGGAGCAAATGAACTCACAACAATTCAAAGAAGTTGAAAAGTTCTTTGAGACAATGCCTAAGTTATCTCATAAGGTGACAGTCAAAAACCCTAATACAGATGTTGAAAGTGAGGTCACTCTGGAGGGACTATCCAGTTTTTTCGGATAGGCCTGATCCATATGGATCTGGAGAGTTATTATAGATTAAACTTTTCCTTAATGCAGTACCATAAATACTCATTAACGGAGATTGAAAATATGATACCCTGGGAGAGGGATGTATATATTGAGTATCTGAGACAGCATCTTGAAGAAGAGAAACTGAAGCAGCAACAACAACAAGGCGCATGAATCCAGTAAAAGAAAACATCGATTCAAGAATCCTTAGACTATTAGGTCTTGAGGATGTTTTCGACCTGGATTATAGTACCTATGCTACTCTCATAAAAGAAAAACTAATTGAAGTTACTAGAGGTCGTAAAGGCGTACCTCATGAAGAGGTAGAACTTTTAACGAAAGAGTTCAAGAGAGTAAGAACAAAAGAAGGAAGGTTTGCTCCTAAAGCAAAGAAGGTAAAGGTTGATAATGTAACTAACTTGGGCAGTATGAGAAGACTGCCTGGAACTGCTGATAAGAAGAAGAGTCCTACCCAACAAAGGACTGAGGAAAGAAAAGAGCAACAGAATACAAAGAAGGTTGCTGATATTTTCACAAACATTAAAAACTCTTTGAGTAGTATTAATAAGACTATCAAAGATCAACTGAAGTTGGATCGAAAGAGATTTGGATTCAATAGAAGAAGAGCGGAGAATAATAGGAGAAGAGATAGAGAAGATAGGTTAGAATCTGTAAAACAGCAGGAGACAATTTCAAAAAAATCAGAGAAAATTTTTGCACCATTCCAA